AATCCCTAACATAGCAATAATGAGGTATATGCGGAGGTGTTAGCGAGCGGTAGCGAGCGTGTAGAGTAGAAGTGAGATATAAGGCTAGAGGTGAGGGTGTTGAGGTGTTGAGAGTAGCGTGGTGGGCGTGTCTATCCCACTTCATCCGTGTAATAGTTAAAAGCGTGTTTTTGGTGCTGTTTGTGCCTGTATACGTCGCACAAGCTACATTGTACGACACACTGTAGGCACGGATTATAGTGTTACTACACATTATGATTGTTACCTCAAATGTTACTACACATGTTACTACACATACATATATCACCTAAACACACGCTAAATATATAACACAATAATCCCCCCGAGAGGGGGGGGTATGCATGCGATGGGTTTGTGAATTTGAAAATAGACGTAACACCCCCCCACCCCCCGTGTATTACTTTTATACTCTTATGTCATGACAGGGGTTAGGGGGTTACTATAGGTCTATATAAAATTTTTTGTAATTTTTTAGGCTTTAGCTTCGGAATTTAGACAAACCCCCCATTTAATTTGTCTCTAACTCCCCCTCCAGTCCCTCTTATAGGACTGTCGGGATGGGGCAAGGAAAATTGTTTCATGCCTACGGGGTAGTTTATGGTTGCTTTACTTGACATGACATGGTGCAAATGTTATAAAAAGGAGATGGGGAAAAGAAATTTGAAAAATTCTAGGAAATGACGGAAACAAGAATCATTGTCGCTTTCGTTATAGGGGTGGTGTTAGGCTTTTTGATTGGTAGAATGGGAGAAGGTTGAAGGGTATTAGTTTTTTGGGTAGGCGAGGCGGTGAAAGCTGCGTCGTTGGGGCAGGAATAAACCTTGCCTGCTTAGGAAACTTGCGGGGGGTATGGGGTTTCAACTCTGTACTCCTCCTGAGTTGACAGTTAAAAATATTATGACAATAAACAGTAAATCTACCAGAGTAGAGCTAAGAGCGGCGCTTAAAAGAGTGGGAGCCTTTAATCAGGTATTGGTCTGGCTTTATGTCATTGATGGGCAGTGTGGCTCAGGCAGACAGTGGAGGAGGCTTCTTTTAGAAAAGATTAGACCTGTTATGATCGGTGACGCCGAGCATGTTTGTCTTTTGGAGTGGATGATTGAATCCCATAATTCTTTTGACTCTAAAAATGAGTGGCGTCAAGAGTTTATTAATAAACTTCGTATTGCTGTCGGTTTATGATAAATAAGGTTTTAGACATAAATAATGCCCACTGGGTCTGCCAAGAGTGTGGTCAAAAGCACGGTAAACACAATGCCCGCATGTCTACCTGGCATAAGGGTAAGTGTAATATCTGCAAAAAGAGAAAGGATGTGACTGCGTTTAGAGATTTTGGACACTCAAAATATGATTAGTTTCGTACAGGCGCTAGCAGGTCTTTCATTGTTAATGGCTGTTTTTGTATATTTATTTTTGGGGGAGTAATTGGCTAAGAGTAAAAAGAAGAGGAATTTGTCAAAACGGCGGCGTAAAAGACAAAAGAAAAAAGCAAGGCAAAGGCAAATTAAAAAAAAATGATTATTATAATTGGACTAAAATTTTTCGGTTTTTGTTTTTTGGCCTATTTGGGTGTTTTGATGATTATTTCCCTTTTTGAGGGTTTAAGGCATTGACTTGTCATGACAGGGTTGGTATAAATAAAGAGTGAAAGCCAAAAATCCTAAAAAAAAGAATTTGACACTAGAGGAAAGATGTGTTCTTTGTCGCGAAGTTTTGGCGGCGGCGACTCTTTCTAAAGACCTGGTGCTTAAAACTTGCCCAAACAAAAATTGTTCGCGGTTTGGTCTGATTACTGTTATATTTCTTCGCCTAGCACCCGCCAAGTCAAAAATTATAACCAATGAAAAAATTAAAAAAGGTAAACATTCGTGAGTTTAACCGCAAAATGTATTTTTACCTTAAAAAATTACCAATCCTTGTTATAAATTCAAAAACAGGAGAGAGCCTTTTTAAGGTTTCTAAAATAAAATGAACTACGAAGCAAAGATTTTAATTAATAAAACAGACAAAGTTGTCGAGTTTAGGTGTGGAGGGGTAACTTACATTCATGAAGCGGGCAAGAAAAAACCCTACGAAGGTAAGGTGGCTTATCACGCCCTAACTAGAGTTAATACTGGGTTAGAGGAATATATAGAAGTAGAAGAGCCCGTAGTCGAGGAAGCTCCAGTAGTAGAGGAAACTCCAGTAGTAGAAGCACCCGTGGCGCCAGAGGCTCCCAAGAAAGCCGAAGTTACCAGGGAAGAGTTGATGAAAACGCCCTGGAAGAAACTTCTGAAGATGATCGGCAAGCTCAAAAAATTTACTCCAGGAATGAACAAGGAGCAGGTTGTTGATATATTAATGAATGAATAAAAGTCAAGAGCTTTACGAGAGCCTGCTTGCAAAAAAAGGATTTCGTGGTTTGAGCGACTTGCTTTTCTTTAATAAATATATTGCCGAAAGGTCGGAAGAAAGACGGAAGTATTTAGTCCCCCACGTTCACGGAGAGTGGGCTGATTGGTATGAGACATCAAAAGCCAGGATTAAAATGATTCTGGTTCCCCGCGGTACATTCAAGTCTACTTTTTTCACTGTCGGTAAAACTCTTAAAGATATTGCGGCCAGTCGTAATGAGCGCATACTGATTGCCAACGCCACTTTGGGAAACTCCCAAAAGTTTGTCGGCGAAATTCAAGACCACATCCGTAAGAATGATTTATACAAACTCTTATATGGAGTCGAGGAAATGTACGACCCTAAATTAAGATGGAATCAAAACGAGATAGAGATTACTGGTAGAGACCTGGGGATTAGAGAGCCAACCGTCACGGCGGTGGGAGTGGGAGGAAACCTGGTTTCCCAGCATTATTCTCGGATTATCTGCGACGACTTGGTTAACCTAGAAAACTCCACCACCAGGTTCCAAGCCGAGAAAGTGATTGACTGGTGGCAACGGTCTTTTTCCCTTTTGGACCCAGAAGGCGAGATGTTAATTATCGGAACTCGTTGGGCCTACTTCGAGCTCTACTCTCATATTTTGGAGAAATTTAAGGATAAGGTAGATACTTACATACGAGGGGCGTATAACAAAGACGGTTCCATGTATTTCCCCGAAAGATACAGTAAAAAGAAACTACAAGAATTGAAAGATTTACACGGCTCCTATGCTTTTTCCGCTTTTTATCTCAACGATCCAGTAGACGAGAATTCCGCCCTCATTAAAAGAAGTCAAATTCTCTATTACAGTGAGCCTAAGGCTGAAGTAAAAGAAGACAAGGCTTTGTCTGAGAACCTTAACATCTTCACCCTAGTTGACCCCGCCGTTTCCCAATCAGCCAGGGCTGACTATTCTTCCATTACTACTGTGGGTGTCGACGCAAACAATGACTGGTTTGTTAGGGAGGTATTACGAGGGAAGTGGACGGTGGGCGAGTTGATTGAAAATATGTTTGCTGTCAATAAGAGGTGGAATCCAATCACCATGACTTTGGAGGTCATCGGTTTGTCTCAAGCCTTATTGACCCCGATTCACTCTGAAGAGGAAAGAAAAACAAAAGAAGGGAAAAAAGACTGCTACCTTCCTTTGCATGAAATTAAATCCCGTCCCCAGGTTAAGAAAGAAATTAGGATTAGGTCTGTTTTACAGCCTAGATTTGAGAGAGGTAAGATTTTTATAAAGAGGGGAATGGAAGATTTGATAGACGAGCTGCTTCGTTTCCCAAAAGCAAGCCACGATGATATTATTGATGGTTTATCTGACATGGATGAGGTTGCTTTTGCTCCCGATCCAGAAGAAGTGAAGGAAAAACCCGAATCGACCATGGAGAGACGTCTTCGCGCCCATTTCAATAAAAAGGGACACGTTGACCCTGTTATGGGGGAACGGTGGTAATTATTTATAGTATAATGAAAATATGAACATTTTAATTTTAGTGGTTGTGTTCCAGTTTGTCTACATTGTTTATCAGGATTATTTGAATCGTAGAGAGAGAGAAAAAATGCAATTAAAATTAATGAGTAGGTCTGTTGAAGAGTATAAGGAAGCGGTGGAACCTCCAGCTGAGGAAACCAAGGTTGAACCTGACCCTTACAAAGACCCTACAGATGTTTCGACGGATGAGTTAATGAAAGCCGAAGACAAAATATAAAATGAATACAGGGAGAACATATTTTAAAAAAGGCCACGGGAGGATCAGAACGGAGGAAAGTTATATTGAGGTAAGAAAATTTTTAGAGGATAAAATATGATTAAAGTAGGCAGAAAACTTTGGAAAAATGCTAGCGATGAAGAAAAAATTTCTTACTGTGATGGGTTGTTTGAGGACTCCAAAGGCGCTGTTCAAAAACGCCACTTCGAGTGGTATATGAATTATCAATTCCTTGAGGGGAATCACTACGTTTCTTATAACTCAGTTACCAATTCCCTAGAGACCCCTCCCCGTAAAACAGGTGAGGTAAGGATTGTTGTTAATAAAGTTAAATCAGGGGTTAGGGCAATAAAAAATTATGCTACTCGGACTGAACCTAAATGGGAAACCATGCCTGGTGATTTGGATGAAAAAACAATTCTTAATGCTCGTCGGAGTGGAAAACTTCTTGACTACATTTATCGTAAATTACATCTTGAAACTTTGGTTAGCGGGGTAGTTGATTCATCCCTGAACACCTCCGTGGCCTGGGTCGAACTGGATTGGGACGATAAGGCAGAAGGTGGCATGGGGCAAATTAGGCTAAGACTCCATGATTCGTTTGGAGTTTGGACAGACCCAAAGGCTTTTCTTTACGCTGGCAGGTATAAGGGAAGGTATCTTTTCAAAACAAATAAAAAATCACTTGATAAAATTAAAAGTGATGAGCGCTATGACAAAAAAGCTCGAAAATTAGTTAAATCAGATGATGAGTTGGCTGCTTCAGCAATGAAGTCCAGGATTATAAGAAAAGAGTCTGGGTCTTTGAGTTCGGAAAAAACAAAGAGGGCTATTGTTAAAGAAGCCATGCTTTGGGAGGATGAAGAGAATGAAAACGGTGGGAATCTCAGACTTTTTACCTACGCGGGCGGTCAGGTGCTAAGGGACGAATCCTTAAAAGACAAAAACTATTCTATGTATTTAATGCAAATACCAATGGACCCTCGTAAAATTTACCACCGTTCTTGGGTGGCAGATTCAGTTCCCCTCAATAAAGCTTTAGACAGGAGTGTTTCTCAGAAAATTATGTACGTAAACCAAGCCCTAATTTATAGAATTATGGCTGAAAAAGGCCATGGGGTGAAAGAGGTCAACAATGATATGGGTACGGTTTATGAGATCAATAAGGGGAGGAAATATGAACAGATGTCGATGCACGCTCTACCAGGGACATTGGACTCTCTCTCGGGGGAATTAGGTTCATATATTGAAGATGCTTTGGGTTCTCACGATGCCGCGTTAGGAAAACTTCCTGCGGGAGCCCGCTCAGGCAAGACACTAGAGGCTCTTCAGGCGGCTGATTCAAACAATTTGGCAGACATAGTACAGGGACTCGTTTCATTTTTGGCAGTCTTAGGTGAGGGTATATTGGATATTGTTGCAGATAAATATGTTGCTTCCAGGGTGATTAAACTAACGGAACCAGAGGAAGGAGGGGCTCAATACGCCAAAGTAATAGGGGAAGGCTCTGACAAGAAGAATAGACCCGATGATGCTACTATTATTACTAAAGACAATGAGGTAATTGTGAGAATTGGTTCTTGGCTCGGATATACTCGCGAGGCCCAAAGAGAAACCCTACTCAAATTAGGAGAGATCGGCATATTACCAGGAGATGAAATTCTTAGGCAATTTGAATTTCCCAATGTTGATGAATTATCTGAAAAAGCTCGGAGTCAAAGAATGGAACAGCACGAACTTGATGCTGAGGTGGCGGGAAGAAACCAGCAATCTCAACAGGACCAAAAGCCCACGGGTGGCGCAGATATGGTTCAACTGGCCGACAAAGAAAACACCTCAATGGCTAACGGCCAAATTATAGAACCAACCGAAGGGGCCACACCACAGCACACGCAAGTCCACGCGGACTTTATTGAGACAGAAATATTCCAAGGACTTCCTCCAGAAATACAACAAACAATCATGGCCCACTATCAAGGTGAGGCTGAAACCCAAGGATTAGTCTAATTTCCCAAACTAGAACCGCTTGACATGACGCCCTCCTCTGTGTATTCTTATTTGAGACCAAGTTATTTTTTTAACAGTCTAATTTAAAAATGGACCCAAAAGACCAAGTTGATGGTCAGGATGGAACTGAATCCGAGGAAGAAACTGAAGAAACGGGTAAAACCGAAGAAACAGAAAAAACCAAGGACAATCAGGAAGATTCTGATAAAGAACAGTCAGATAAAGGTAGTGAACAGGAGCTTTTCGAGCTTCCAGACGGGAGGAAGGTAAATGCCCAAGACCTGTCTAAGGAGTGGAAAGAGAATTTTATGCCTGAGTTCACAAAACGTTCTCAGAGGATTTCTCAATTAGAGAAAGCCGAAAAAGAACGGGAAGCTAAAGCGGAATCTAATGTCCGTGAAGCTGTTAACAAGAGTGAATTGTTGAAAGACGTTCCTCCTGGAGTTAAGGAAGCTGTCCTTGCGATAGTTAAACCTTTAATACAGGATTCTCTTAAACAGCGAGATACGGACGATGCTCAACAAAGAGCGGATGATACTTTCCGAAAGGAACTTGAAGGACTAGAAAAAGAGTTTCCTGGAGGGGATGGCAAACCTAAGTTTGACAGAAATTTAGTCTTAAAAGAAATGCAAGCAGATGGTAATCGAATTTTCGATCCCAAACAAATGTTTGAAAAAATGCATGCAAAAGATTTTAACGATTTGCTTGTCAAACAAGCCTTAAAAAAGCAACGCGGTGGTACTTCAACCGAAGACACCAGTCGAGAAGGTCCAACCAAACCCGACAAAAAAACTCCTAAAACCTTTGAAGAGGCCCGTAGGGCAGCTATCAGTCGCTTCGCGAATAAAGAGTGATTCATTTCCGCCGTTTCCAAACTTTATAAGTTTGACAAACCTCAAGGAGGTGAATATATAAAATGTCTCAAAATTTAACTAATTTTGACGAAGCTCTAAAAATTGACTATCTTCCCGCTGTTCGTGAACAGCTTAACCACGCTACTGCTCTGTTGGATAAACTCCAAAGAGACGAAGAAAATGTCGAGGGTAAAAGGTGGCAATTAACTGCCCATTACCAACGAAATAGTGGTGTCGGTGCTGGTTCTGAAACCAGTCTCCCGACCGCAGGTGAACAGAAGTACAAGAACCCCTATGACAATGTGAAATATAATCGTGGTAGGATTCAAGTATCTGGCCCTGTGATGAAAGCAGCCAAAAGCGATAAAGGTGCAATTATAAGAGCTCTTGACTCAGAAATTAAAGGTGTAACCCGCGATTTAAAGAAAGAGATTAACTATCAACTATATAATGACGGTACTGCCGCCAGAGCTATAGTTAATGGCGATCCTTCAACAGGAACTACTTTGACCTTAGACGGTCCAGGTACGAACTACTTCCACGATGGAATGAAGATCGACATTGTTGATCCTTCTTCTGGCGTTCCCTGTACTGCCTCTACCGATTTAGTCGTCTCAACTGTTGATTCTACTACTGCCCTAACCATGGCAGTTGCACTCAACGCAGATGTTGCTGATGATGATGTTGTTGTAAGAGCTAACTCTACAGATGACGTTGGAACTTCTTACGAAATGGTGGGCTTGAAAGGTATTGTCGATGACAATACGTATGTAACGACCTTACATAATCTTTCCCGCGACGATTATGCTTGGTGGTACTGTTCTACTCACGCCAACGATGATAATAGCGGTACTAACCGTGATATGACCTTAGACTTAATCCAGGCTTCCATAACTGCCGTTGAAAAGAACGGTGGCGAAGTGAAGATGATTATCTCAGATCACAGCTTGAGAGATACCTATGTAGCTCTCGTTATCGCTGATAAGCGGTTCGTAAACACCCTAAAACTGGATGGAGGCTGGAGCGCGATCGAATATTCAAGTGGAAATAGCGGAGCTATTCCTTGGCTTGCCGACGTTGACTGTCCCCCAAACACTGTTTTCTTCATTGACACCGCCCACCTTCGCCTCATGCAAATGAGCGACTGGGATTGGATGGATGAAGATGGCGCTGTTCTTTCCAGAGTTTCTGGTGAAGATGCTTACGAGGCGGTACTATTCTGGTACTCCGAGTTGGCAACCGATCGTCCTAGAGGACACTCTTTCTTAAGAGATGTTCAATAGAAAATCGAAGTTACCACATACTTTATTACTCAATGTGGTCGGATTGAAAATACGTTAATTTTTCAACAAGTATCCTTTCGAGGGGTTAACTATGGTAGGGAAACCTACGTCGAAAGGGTCAGGCTTACTGCTTGGCCCTTTTGCTTTGTTATTATTTAGATTAAAAAAGTGAGGTGAATAAAAAATGATTAAAAATAGAAATATAGATAAAAATGCAGAGATTAGTCCTGCAAAACTAGACAGATATGAGCAATATTGTGTTATCAAGCCTTCGGCTTCGGCCTCTTGGTTTGTTTCTTCAGAGGACATTTCTGGCGGTAGCGTTGCTGCGGCAACCATAGCCAATGAAAGAGCTGACTATCCCAGAAATCTTTTGCTTACTAGCACGGAGGATTCTGGTTCTGACCTCGCTGTTTCAGCGGTGGTTGTTGGAGAAGACCAATTTGGTGCTCCTGTTACTGAGACCCTAGCTACCACGGGTGGTACGGGTACGGCTGCGGGAAGTAAAATTTTCGCAAAAGTTACCTCAGTGGCTTTGACAGTCACCAGTGGGGCTGCTTCTGACGTTGTTAGTCTCGGATATGTGATTACCAACTCTGGTTCAGCCAAGATCGGTCTGCCAGCTAAAATCGGTGTTTACACTGATATTAAGGCAGTTACTTGGATTGATGCTGGTACGGCTAAGATGGAGGTAGTTGCTACGGGGGATATTGACACCACGTATCATGCTTACCAACCGAATCAAGACATTGATGCGGGAGATGACTATATTATTTTGTTTAAACCAACAAAATGGAAACAAGGTCAGTCCGTAGACGCGGACCTGTAAATAACTTGGGGGACTTCGGTCCCCCGTGTTATAGTTAAATATGTTGACACTTCCTGTAGCTCATTCTCGCAAGGTTATTGTAAAGAGTGGAGGTATTCCTAGTTCCACGGTTGTTTCCAAAGAAACGAGAAGAATGGAGAGGTTGGGAAAAATAGATGGATTGATTGGGGCGGATAATGTGGGTTACATTGTTGACCAGCAAAACCAATCTCTTGAGAAGAAAAGAGAAAAAGAGTATAACAATGAAATTACGGCCATGAATAAATATTATTTACCTCTTTGGAAAAGGGTGGTTGAAGAGATGAGACAGTAAAAACTTAGTGTATACTAGGGTATAGCAATATTTAAAGAAGTTAGTATATAATGAAAATATGACTGGTCAATTTACTGATAGTAATCATCTTCGACTTGGTGATACAGATTTTGGACTTAGGGAAGAGTGTTCTATTACACTAGTGGGCGCAAACCCAGCATATAATCCTATTTTTACGATTACAGGAGAGGTTCTAATCAGAATTTTAGCGGTTTGTAAGACTACTCTTACTGGAGCTAATGCCACAATAGAATTGGGGATTGCAGGGGACACGGCCAAGATTATTGCTCAAACTACAGGGACAGACTTAGACGACGGGGAAATTTGGCACGATAACGCTCCTGACTCTAAAATTGAACTATCAAGTGTACTTGCAGAAAACATTTTATCCGATGGTCAAGATGTAATTCTGACTGTTGGCACAGATACCTTAGATGCAGGCGAAATTAAATTTATTGCTGCCTGGTATCCATTAAGTTTGGATGGCGACGTGAAACCCTCTATCAAGGGTGGGGTATACACAGCTCAAATAACAAGTTTCAGTCCCTCCCTCTCTCCCTCTCTCAGTGCTTCCCTTTCTCCAAGTCTCAGCCCGTCCCTTAGTGCATCTATTTCTCCTAGCCTTTCGCCGTCCCTTTCACCCTCTCTATCTCCCAGTCTTTCCCCGAGCTTATCCCCCTCGCTTTCTCCTAGTATCAGCCCCAGCACCTAACCTTCTCTTACGATATTGACACCAGCACCTTCTGTATGTATAATGGGCGTATGCTTAGTATAGTAATTCCAGCTTACAAAGACCCATTTCTTCATAAAACAATAGACTCTCTTTTAGAGAACGCGGAGGGAGAAATTGAAGTTATCCCAGTGCTTGACGGTTACTGGCCCGATACCCAGATCAAAGACGACAAGAGGATAAAAGTGGTTCATCTAGGAAGGAACCGCGGGATGAGGGGTGCGATTAACGCTGGAGTATCTGTGGCCGAAGGGAAGTTTCTTTTAAGATCAGATCAACATTGTATGTTTGCTAAGGGTTATGATGTGGAATTGACTAAATCGTGTCGTCCAAACTGGATAATGACTGCCACCCGTTACTTTTTGGACCCAGTTAAGTGGGAACGTATGGACATTCCTCCTGTTCTTTGTGAGAAATTGGTGATTCAAGGAGGTAAAAAGTTCTCTGGTCAAAAGTGGCCAAGTAGAGACGAAAAAACCAAAAACAGATCATTAGTCGAAACAATGGCGATGCAAGGGTCGATGTGGGTAATGCACAAGTCGTGGTGGGAAAAAGTAATCAAAGAACTTCAAACCGAAGGCTATGGTCAAATGTATCAAGACTCACACGAGATGATATTCAAGACTTGGAAAGCGGGGGGAGAGATGGTTTTAAACAAGAGAACCTGGTTTGCCCACAAGCATCGTAGTTTTGTTCAAGGTCGCCATGAGGGAACCAAGGAAAACTCGTCACTAAGGGGGGAGAGTGGACTTTATGCTCTGAAGATTTGGCGAGATTATTATGAAAAAGAGATAAGGCCTAAGTGGGGAATATGAAAATCCAATTCGAGAGCTCGACCAGGTGTAATGCCAATTGCTCTTTTTGCCCCAATTCTGATATTACCAGGCCAAGAGGAGAGATGAGCGATGAGTTATTCCACAAAATAATACAGGAAAGCATTGTAACCACAATATATGAAAAATTTACTAACTTATTTAAGCCCAGATGAAGAGTTTAATGACGAGCACAAGCAACTGGCCAAAATTCAAATAGATAATAGTCTGAGTTTGGGGTGGAAGCCAGAGGACATAATGATGGTGACGAATTTTAAGTATAAACATAACGGAGTCGAGGCAATGGTGATTGAGAATGATTATTGCGATTTCCTTCCCCCAACCACAAAAATTTACGCTATTGTCAGGCTCTTTAAAATGGGTCTCATCAAAAAAGACGAGATGTATTGGTATCACGATTTTGATTGTTACCAGTTTAGTCCGATTACAGAGAAAGAGCTGGGGTTGGAGCAAAGCGACATGGGTCTCTCAAGCTACGGGAGAAGTGAAAGGCTTTGCTCTGCCAGCATGTTTTTTAAGAAAGAGGCAGAGGATATTTTTGCTTTGCTAAAAGAGAGGGTTGTTAAACACAGAAAGGATGAAGAGATAACCCTTATGAGATTAATAAACACAAACATGGGAACTCTTGGCGAAAGAGTAAAATTGCTAAATACAACTTACGCTTTTCACAAATTTAATATTTCAACCTGTTATCCGACTGTCTTAAAACCAATTCGAGCCGCCCATTTTCATTTGACTCCTGATAAATACAATTTTTATGTCAAAGGGTATAATAAAATAAAAACAGCTTTTGTTCCTAAAAGATTAGTTAAAATTTTTCATAAACATGGATTCACAAAATAGAACCATTTTGTATTACTCAGCAAATCGAGAGGACCCAGCTTTTGAAAAAAGAATCACCGACGATCTCAAGAAAAAGGCAGGAGATATTCCCATTATTAGCGTCTCCCATGAACCGATGGATTTAGGCACAAACATCTGTGTTGGGAAACAGCCTTTTTGCTACACGAGTGAGTGGAAGCAGGTTCTGATAGCGTTAAAGGCCGCCAGGACGACGTTTTGCATCGCAGCTGAGTCAGATTGCCTCTACCCGCCAGAGTATTTCTCTTTCACCCCCCCAGAGGAGGACATGATGTATCAATACGCCAATATTTGGATGGTTTGGAAACATAAAAACGGTTACTGGAAAAAGACAGGTTATTGTGAGGGGGCTCAAATGTGTGGGAGAGAATATTGGATTAAAAGACTCGAACCGCTTTTACCAGCCGATTGGACGCCATACACAAGAGAAAGAGAAAGCGCCCTGGTCAGGGAGATATTTCCCGACAGAAAGGAGTGGACTGGCAGACCCGTTGTTTCCTTTAAAACAAGGATGGGAGTAAGCTATCGAACCACTTTTATTAACCAGAAAATTAAAAATATCCCTTACTGGGGGGAGATTAATAAATTAAAGGAGATATTCGACTAATATGGCAGATTTTAAACTTAACGCAAGACATTTAAAACCCAGTGAAGGTTCCCACATACCAGTTTTGATTAAAGTTTTAAGCATGTCTAGTGGTCCAGTATTAGAGCTGGGAACTGGCCTGAACTCAACCCCAGTAATTCATTGGCTTTGTAATGAGAGCAAAAGACGAATTGAGTCTTACGAATCAAGTGAAATGTTCTATTTAGCAGCTAGAAATTATCGCAACGATTTCCACGGAGTCCACCATGTGACCCAGCTTGGGGGTTGGGACAATATAGATTTTGAATCAACACATTGGGGGATGGTATTTATAGATCACGCTCCAGGAAAAAGACGAGTTGATGAAATGATCCGATTAGCAAATCATGCTGATTATGTTGTTGTTCATGATACAGAAGAGAGGAGTGATTGGCATTATCGCTATTCTA